CCAAACACGACAACGTGCTCACGGAACACATCGACCACTACGGCGACGGGTGGGTCGTCTCGTGCGACCAAAGAGACATGTATCGCGCAAACGGCATCAGACTCAGTGGTTTGCACTACGGCGAGGGCTTACCCGAGAACATTGGTGTGAACATCAAGTCGGGTTGGGAATCAGACTTTGCCATCGGTGAAATCCTTGTGTACTCGCGTGAGCTGACCATGGATGAAATTCAAATCATCGAAAAGGTCCTCCTTGATAAGTACGTGGTGCCCCCGAAGACATACTTCGGCGGTGAACTGACGAACGCCGGTGTGGATGACATCTATGAGGCTGACGTGGATTGCGGGGAAAACAGTGCGCTCACGGGTGTGAGGGTTCAAGACGGGAACGTACACAAATACAAATGCATGTTTAACATGGACGACATGAACAACTCTGGATACATCAGAGACAACATCGAAGACACAAAGTCTGGGAACTACATGGAAGACATGGCGAACCAACGCATGGACTGTGGTTCCAAGGCACTGCAAGGGTACAAGTTTCGACCGTCTTCCGATGACACGAAGGTGTCGTTGCGATACAAGTGTGCCGGTGGTCTCGTGGACGACAACGAGTGTGAAGAGAAAACGTCTGAATATATGGACGTGGCTGACATCGTCTCGCACGTCATTGATTGCGACAGCGACGACAAAGTATTGACGTCCGTGCGTTTCAAGAAGGATCCCGACGACACGTCAAAGGGACGATACGAGTACACGTGCTGTAAGCCGAAGGGGTACTAATTAAACAAAAGAAAGCCAATCAAATATTAAGATTTATGATAAAAATGTTAATATTTGAGTAATTTTTTTAAATATTTACGCTGAAAAAAGCTTAGTTGGAGAACGCGAGACCGCCCATACCGGATTGCACACGGAGAACGTTGTAGTTCGTCGCGAAGAGGTGCATCGTTTCGGAGGACGTGGCGCCAGACTTGAGGGACACGGACACTTGAGCGTTGTCAATGCGCGAGAAGTTGCACGTACCGGACGGTTGGTGCTCTTCCGGCTTGAGCGCGAAGGAGTAGGAGTAGACACCCGGCACCGGGGAGCCAGTGTGGTAGGTGTACGGTTGCACTTGGTTGAAGTACTTACCGCCTTGCGCCTTCATGCGGTCTTGGCCGTTGAGGACGAGCTTGAACTCAGACAACGGACCAACAGCGCGCGCCGACCCGACCGCACCATCTTCGCAGACAGTGGACTCGGAGTAGCCCGTACCGACGGCGAGGAGCGGGGCACCAGTACCGTAGGTGACCGGGACGAAAATGTTCGAGGTGGCACCGAGGGCACGGAGGTCAGATTCAAGAACAACGGCATCTTCGTCCAAGTTGGACGTGAAGTTCCAGAGGGAGGCGTTGGAGACGGAGCCGTTGCCGAACGCGAAGACGAGCTCCTTGACCGGGTGGTTGAAGGAGAGGCGGACGTTCTTCGTGCTGGTGGCGCTGACGGCGTCGGAGCCAGTGTGTTGAACTTGCTCGATGAGGTACTCGTGGGACTTTTGGGCGAAGCGGCGTCGTTCCTCGGTGTCAAGGAAGTGGTAGTTGGCCCAGCACTTGAGGGTGGAACCATCGGTGTATTGGGAGAACTCAGAGCTCAAGTCGACATCGACGCGGCATTCGTGGTATTGAAGCGCGATCAACGGGAGGGACAAGCCCGGGTGGCGGTTGAACCAGAAGATGAGCGGCAAGTAGATGGCACCGTTTTGGGTGTTGGACGTCATCTTGGCGTAGTCAGCCTTCTTGGCTTCGCTGTGGTACAAGTTGTCGAACAAACGCCACCACTTTTGGAAGTGGCGGTCGATGCGCTGGCCACCGATGGAGACTTCGATGTCCTTGATGGCACGCTCGGCGGCGTAGATGGCCGAGGCACCCTTGGTGGAGGATTCGAGATCAGTCTTCGCGACCATTTCGAGGTACATGTCCTGGACCAAATCACCGTTGCGGGCGATCGTGATCGAGACGCGACCGTTGTCGGCCGGGTTGCCGTTGACGGTTTGCTCGATGACTTCGGAAGCGAAATTCGAGTGGCGCTTGTACACCGCCTGGAAAAAAGTGACCTTAGGATTCGCGGTCAAGTACAGGTCTTGGGAACCGTATGCGACGAGTTGCATGAGACCACCAGCCATGGTGAGAGTTGTTTTGTACTATACACCAAGAAAATAATTTTGCCCTGGACCGCGCGGTAAAACGCGCCTGGTGTTTTCTAAGTTATGGGTATAAGACATGAGCGACATTGAAGAAGGCGAAATCGTGCACGAAGAGGAGGAGGAGTTCGACGAGGAAGACATCGACATCGACATGGACGACTTCGCGCCCGAAGAGGGGTCGGCCGAGGTCCTGGCGTCGACTCTCTCGACCCCAGACGGGGACACCGTGTGCACGGCCCTGTTGCGCATCGGAGACCAACTCGAGATGCAAAACAAAATTCTCATAAAAATTTTGTCCAAACTCACTTAAAAATTCTCAGCATTAATTATTCAGACCGACCGCCATGAATTCCACGCATTACATCGAGAGGGACCCCGACACAGGGGCTTCAGAAATGGAGCTCCTGAGAAATCAAATCGTGACTCTCTCGAGTGAGCAGATTCTGCGCATCCTTGGACTGATGGAAGAAAATTGGTACCTGGGCGAGACTGCCGGTAAAGACATGATGACGAAGTGTGTCCGCCTGGGATACGATCAATTTTTCGATCCGTCCGAAAGAGCGAGTGGGTTTCCGACGAGCATAGATATTAAAGCCGTCGACGGCAAGAGAGACCGGGAAATAAAGGTCCTGAAAAACATCGGTTCACGGGTCAAGGCGCTGGCTATGACAGACTACGTGGAGAACGAGAGCGTGAACCTCACCGCGGCGGAGCGCGTGTGTAGACTCATCAAACAGGTGTCGGAAGCGTTTAAGAACGTCCGTCTGCACCTGAACACGATGCAGAGGATAAAGAATCCTCGGGAGATGCCGGACAAGATGAACGCGGACCCGGAGTATTTCGACGCGACACCGATGGACGAGACGCGCCTGGGCGAAATGACCCCGTTTCAGCGGGCGATCGTGGCCTGTCTGGACGAGACCTATAAGAAACACATGCGTCGATATAAAGGGGAGTGCTACGTCCAAAGGATTTCAGAGGGTGCCTACACGCGTTCGTGGAAACAGGTGTGTGCCATTCCAGAGTTCGTCTATGAGTTCGCGGAGAAGGAGGTGAACTTTGACTTTTGGAAGGACATCACGTCCCGTGGGAACACGGCGAGAGAGGTCATCAACTACCTGTCGAACTGCATCGACAGTCAGTTTCCTGAAATCGTCAAAGACAGACACGTGTGGAGTTTTAAGAACGGCCTGTTCATCGGTAAGGAGTGGCAGCCGAAGGAGGGGAAATACGCGTGTCGCTTCTACCCGTACGAGAGCAAGCAGTTCCGTTCCCTGGACCCTACCCTGGTGAGTTGTAAGTTCTTCGACCAACACTTCGATGATTACGACTACATCGAAGACTGGTGGGACATCCCGACGCCACACTTCCAAAGCATCTTTGACTACCAGAGTTTCGACGAGGACGTCGCCCGGTGGGCCTACGTCATGGGTGGTCGCCTGTGTTTCGACGTCGGGGAGTTGGACGGGTGGCAGGTCATCCCCTTCTTCAAGGGCATCGCGCGTTCTGGTAAGTCCACGGTCATCACCAAGGTGTTTCGCAAGTTTTACGAGAGCAACGACGTGCGCACGCTCTCGAACAACATCGAGAAGAAGTTCGGTCTCTCCAGCATCTATGATTCGTTTATGTTCATTGCCCCTGAGGTGAAAGGGGACCTCTCCCTGGAACAGGCCGAGTTTCAATCTCTCGTGTCCGGCGAAGACGTGTCCATCGCCGTGAAGCATCAAAACGCCATCAGCATGCAGTGGACCACCCCTGGGGTCCTGGGTGGGAACGAGGTGCCGTCGTGGAAAGACAACTCCGGGTCCGTCCTCAGACGTATCCTGCCCTGGAACTTCCGTCGTCAGGTGCGAGAGGCTGACCCCCACCTGGACCAGAAGTTAGAGGAAGAGTTGCCAGCCATCCTCCTCAAGTGTGTGCGCGCCTACCTGGAGTACGCCGATAAGTACTCCGACAAAGACATCTGGAACGTCGTCCCAGAATATTTCAAATCCGTCCAAAAGGAAGTCGCGAAGATGACGTCGACGATTCATCACTTCCTGGAAGACACCAGTGTGCAGTTCGGTAAGGATTTGTTCGTTCCTCAGAGCATCTTCCTGGCCGCGTTCAACCAGCACTGCCAGATGAACAACTTGGGAAAACCCAAGTTCAACGAAGACAGCTACGCGGGTGCGTTCAGTCAGCGCGACATCACCGTATCGACGGCCTCGCTCACCTACCGTGGACGCATGTACAACAACCAAAAGTTCATTCACGGTTTAGACGTCATTCAGGAAGAGTTAGTTTTTGAATAAAATATCTCTACATATATTAATGACCCCACCCCAACTCAAGGCGTTTCTTAAAAACTCAAACGTAAAGGTGGACATGGCGCCCGTGGCCTCGCCCGTGGCCTCGCCCGTGGCCTCGCCCGTGGCCGCACCGTCAACGCCACCGCTCACGTCGCCCCTGCGGTACACGAACTTCATCGCCGAAGTGGGTCCCCTCACCCGCCCCGACGTGCTCGCGTTCGTGCGTCAAACCAGACCCCAGCGAAAGGAGGGGAACTACGACGTTCAGGAAATTTCCGGGTACCATGGACAATTTCAAAAAGCCGTGACGCACACGAACCTGTACGGGTTCAAGTCCCATCAAAACTATGAAACGGCGCAGTTGAAAAATCTCTCGTGGAGTTTCGTGGAGTTCCGCGTGGTCGTCAAGGGGAGGAAGATGATCATCGCCCGTCTGTACAAGGACAAGATGGTATTACAAGGTGGGTGCGTGGACAATGACCCTAAAACACCTCTGTACGTGGCGAAATACTTGGCCAAGAAATACGCATTCGGCGACGCGGACAACTTGAAAGTGAGATACGCCTCCCTCGATGGCGTTTTCCAGTTCAGGGGCACCGTGAAGGCGCAGGAGTTGTCTCGCGCGTTGTACGCAAACAGAGTGAGCCACTTCTTCGAACCCGAACTCAAAGCGGCGGACGTGCGAAACATTCAGTACGAAGGGGAAACCATCGACAGCGTGACCATGAACGGATTCGTGACGTTGCACAAAAAATCCGTGGAAGAGGTGCAGCGCGCGTACAGAGCCGCGGTGAAATTCGTGGAACGCATGGATAAGAGGGGGCTCATCACGCGCACGGCCACCTTCGCGCCGTCGAAGGAGGTGGGCGCCCCAGAAGAACCCAAGCCGGTTCAGGTGCCACGCATTCAAAAGCTGCGAAACACCACGAACGTGTTGCTGAACGACAAGATGTGCTCCAAGTACTCCACCGATGACCTCAAAAAAATCGCAAAGGCCATGGGCATATTCTCCAAGAAGACGTGGAAAAAGAAAGACTTCTGTCAAGCCATCTTCGACAAGAACGCCAACTTGTTCCTCGAATCACCGAACGCCAACAGAAAGAACGCGAACACCCCGCTCCTGAAGAAGAGGGGCATCGACAAAAACTCCGTGCGAAAGATGGTGAAAGACGCGTACGGCAGTGAATTCAAGACTGGGCGAAACCTGAACGCGGACGTAAGTCTCGTCCAAAACGGGATGAAAAACTTAAAGACCAACAAAAAAGGTGTGCCGTTCAAGGGTGAGGTGCTTAGACTCGTCAAGGACGTCGCGCGTGAACGGAAATTTAAGGTGTACCTAAACAAATACGACGCGAACACGCGCGCATTCATTCGTCGACAATTGAAGAATAGAACGGTCATCACCAAGAAGGCGGTGGAAAACGTGGCCAAGAAAGTGAAGAACGTGAACATGCGTTCGCTCAAAAACATAAACTTGCCAGCGAACGTGAACGTGGCGAAGTACGCCAAACAACGAGCGCTCGTGAAAGCGTACGTCAAGAGCGTCGTGCGTCCCGCGATGCGTAAAATCGTGGAGCAGGAAACGCTCGCGTGGCTCACGTCTCGCAGGAATAACCCCACGAACGACGATGTGAAGAAGGAGTTGTTGAGGTACATTCGATTGTGGGACGACCCGAGAATGAACCGAGTCACGATGAACCAACTCCATGCACGTCGCGCGAAGTTGATTTAATCATTTCCGTGTGGTATCCGAACTCGTAGTTCGGGAACCGTTCTTTGATGGCCAGAGAAATCTCGATGGCGCGTCCGACCGAGTCGGCCTCGATGAGCGCGGTCTCCATCTCTAGAAACAGGAGGGCGTCGTCGCCGTTGTCCACCATGCGTTCGTACACGAGATGGGACGGGGTGTGGGGTAAGGTTTCCTTGTTCGCAGTGATGCTCATGTACAGAACCACGAGGGCGACGATGTAGAAGAGCATTCCTTATTGTAGTCAGTATATTTTTTTTCTCACATCCCTGTATAATGAAAACTCCGAAAAGTGTGAAGAAAGCCATGCGCGCCTTGGGCATGAAGAAGGGGGACAAGGTTGAAAAAGTCGTCGCGGAAAACAAGACCATGTTGAAGAAGGAGAACGAAGCCATCAACAAGTACAACAACAAGGTTTACGAAAACAAGAAGAACGAACTCACCAAGGTGGCGAACATCGTGAAGAAGTATGAAAACATGCTCTTGAAGAATGAAAAAAACAAGGGTAAGGGCAACAGTGGGGACACAAAGGTGAAAAAGATGGCTCGTAATTACAACGCTAAGATGGCAAAAGCTTGAACAGGTCGTTGATTTTCCATAGAATATTATAGAATTCCTCTTGGCACCCCACCTTTCCGGGGTCCACTATTTCCAACTCTATCTGGTAGTGATTCGGGTCCTCTGCGTCCTTGTCCACCGCATCACCACTCGATACAGTCATGTCGATGGACAAATTCTTTCGCACGAAACTCTGACGGTGCTTCGTGCGCTTCCTGTCCATCTCGTATTCCCCAGTCATGGGCACCTCCCTCGAGATGCTGAAACGCACGTCCAGGGGTGCGGAAAACTCTTGAAAATTCTCCGTGACGAGCTTTTGTTTTTGTACCATGGTCTGTTCCCCGGTCTGCTCATCCACCGTGAGTCGAATCCCTCCCGCGTCGTGGTAGAAGACGTCGCACACCGACGTGCGCACTTCCTCCCATCCGTCGAACTGTTGCAGACCAGTGAGTATGAGGTCGAAACTTTTTTTACCTACGTTGGTGTCGAAAAATGCGCCGTTAAACTTCCCCAGTCGTATCTCTACTTCGATGTACTGTTCGTCATTGTGACGCTCGAACAGGGGTAGGGTCTTGTCGACAATCTTCTGAATGTCCATCTCTGTTTCATAGTATAAAAGCGCGGTGTCTTTAATAAACTATGCGAGGTTTTCGTAATCTCGGAAACACGTGTTATTTCAACACGTCCCTCCAATGTTTAATCCCACTGTTCACACACATTGGGTACACTGGGTCGTGCGAATTCACGAAGGCGTTCTTTCACCTGTCGCACCACGTGGCGGCCTCTGAAAAGGGCGCGCCCCTCGATGCGCGTTCCCTCCTCGTTATGTTCCAAAAGCATTTCCCGAGGTTCACCCTCGGACAACAACACGACGTGCAGGAGGCCATCCTGTGCATCATAGACATCCTCGAACGCGGGGCCCCCGAACTGAAGACCCTGTTCTATGGGAAGAAGATGCAGGAGACCATCTATCCCGGGGGGAAGAAGACGCACGAAGAAGATTTCAGCGTCCACCTCATGTGTTCCGTGAGTGGGAAGGATTTCGAGACGATGTTCAAGGAAAGTCTCCAATGGAACACACTGACGGATTACATCGACGACACTGGACACACACACCACGTGGCGACCACACGGAACGTGTTCACCGCCCTCCCCGGTGTGTTCATGGTGAGTTTCGATAAGAAGAGTTTCATAACCCTCGCGGAACACATAGAGGTGGGAGGTGTCAAGTACCGACTCCTGTCCGCGGCGGCGCACGTGGGTGTGCAGTGGGACGGACACTACGTCGCATTCACGCGTCGCGGGGACCAATGGTACTATGTGAACGATGGTTTCGTGCAGAAGGTTCCCCTCCCACGGGAGGGTGGATTCTATTTTCTCGTGTACATTAAAGTTTAAATATACATACATACGTACAAAGCATGAAACCATTCCTCAAATGGGTCGGTGGGAAGACACAAATCATCGACCAGGTGCTCGCCGAGTTCCCGAGGGACATCGACACCTACCACGAACCGTTCGTGGGTGGTGGGTCCGTCCTCCTCGCGGTGCTCTCTCACCCCGACATTCGCGTGCGACGCGTGCGTGCGAGCGACAACAACCCCCACCTCGTGGCCTTGTACAAGGAGGTGCAAAGGGACCCCGAACTCCTTCACCTCGCCGTGGAGCGCCTCTTCAGTCTGTATGACCAGAGCGCCAGTGCCACGGAGAAGGAGGCTTTCTATTACGAACAAAGGGAACGGTTTCGCACCCTCCCCCCATGCATAGAGAAGTGTGCCCTCCTCATCTTTCTCAACAAGACGTGTTTCCGTGGACTCTACCGCGAGGGACCCAATGGGTTCAACGTCCCCTATGGCCACTACAAGACCACACCGAAACCACCGACCCTCGAGGAGTTGAGAGCCGTCCAAGCACTCATCAAAGACGTCGAGTTCACCGCGTGTGATTTCAAAGAAGCCCTGGAACACGTGAAAACCACGGGGGAGGACTTTGTCTACGCGGACCCCCCGTACGCGCAGGAGACGAAGACCTCCTTCAAGGAATACACCAAGGGTGGGTTTGACCAGGAACTTTTATTTAAAGAACTTTCAAAAACGATGTTTGTCATGAGTAACGCGAATGTTCCATGCGTCACGGAGTTTTTTAAAGGCTTCAGGATATTATACATCAAGGCTCGTCGTGCCATTCATAGTAAGAGACCAGATGCAACCACGACAGAAGTCCTCGTCGTCAAATCGAGGGACGGGTGCGGGAGGGGCACAGACGAATAGAAACGGACTCGAGTTTGAAAAATGTATCTACCCCAGCGTGTACGTGAAAGGGAAGGGTGGGTACGTGGATTCGTACTGGTTCTTAAAACAGCACGACTTTGCGAAACACATGAAACCTGTGGACCCTTCGGTGCGATTGTTCCACCCCGATGGGGCGTACATCAAAGACGACTGGGTGCTCCTCCTCGAGTGTAAATACCAAGGTGGGTCCGGGAGCGTGGACGAGAAAATCCTGAACTCTCCGGTAAAGTTAGAATTGTATAAACAGGCTTACCCACACGTGAAATACTGGCGATACGTCCTCGTACTCTCGGAGTGGTTTAGACAACCGTCCTACAAGACGTGGATAGACACACTCCTCCGCAACCCGGAGATTGACGTGTGGTGGGCGGTGAAGCGTGAGGAGGTCGCGGTGAAATTAGAAATAGATGATGGTGGCAGGGTGAAGGTGCACCTATCGAACTACCAACTCGATTAAAGTTAGCATTGCGTATAACTAGTAAGAAAAGAATGACGAGCTGCCACACCAAAAGTGCCGAACTCATCAAAGTGCTTTCAAGCTCTATATCAGCCTTGTCGAAAAACCTACTCGACGGTGATGAAGACAAGTACAACAAAATCGTGAATAATTTGATGAAACACTTAACCCCCACGGCCCCCCGAAAAAAAAGAAAACGCACCGTGGAGGCCCCTGAACAGCATCAGGACACGAGTGTGGGCACGAGTGTGGTCGAGATGACCCACAGAGACTCGTGCGCCGCCGTCGGGTTGCAACCCACACCACGAGGAATCAATATTCTACCGGGTGGGAAAGAACTTTTCATTCAATGCCAAACTCGAGAGCCGACGGTGTACGATGACATTTTGCAGAAAGACTTTTTTTATGATTTCGCTGCATCACGCGGTGGAAAACGTATGAAAACAATAGATGACTTGAAACCCGGAACGGTGAATCGCGTCGTCTACGAACTGTTCAATAAACAGGGAGGTGTTCAAGTCATCGCGGCGTTTGGTGGCCGAAACAAATGGCACCATGAGTCATTCTATGTTTCGGGATTCAAGATGGTCGATGGCTTTCTTAAAATTGTGTGTTCTGGTTTGAAAGTACCCCGTCCACTGGCATTATGTAATGAATAACTCTCGCCATGAATTGATACTAATCCCATTCTTATCGGTGCACCACGGATACACCGGGTCCCCCACAAAGTTAATGACGTCCACTCCCTCCCTGAAACACTCCTTGCATATCTCGTAGTTGTCATCGATGATGACGTCGAGGTTGAGTGCGCGGCACACCGACGCCTTGGGGATTTCATTTTCGGTGTAGCTGTTCGTGAGCACCAAGTCGTGAAACACCCCTGGGTAGTGCATGTTGAGCCACACCTCGGTCTTACGTCGGACCCAATCCTGTCTCCCCGTGACGGCGTATATGACGTTGTTCATGGAAAGTTTCGCGAGGGCGTACTGGGAATCCCTGATGGGTCGAAGTTCCATGAACTCCCTTGAATCGTAAAATTCTCGAATCATCTTTTGTGATTCAGCTTCGCTGCACTTAAAGACTTCTCGAAACACGTACGGATACTTCACACCCTGAGGCAACTTTCGTCGGTGGTAGCGCGCGAGTGGGTCGAGGAGGGGTACGAGGACTTCATCGATGTCGACGGCGATTCTGTTCATACTATATTATTAAACTCAGACATTTGTATGTCCTCCTTTATGTTCACCAAAGTTCTATAAAAGGTTCGTCTACTGTTCGGGTGGCTCTTGTCCGTCCTCCTTTTGATGGGTCGCCACCACATGGGTGTGTCCTCTGTCATGTACTGACACTCCACGATGGCGTCTTCCTCGAACCACGGTTCCTCGTAGTTGTGCAACTCCGTCTCGAACACGAGTTGCCCTTTGTCCTGCACGTACAGTCGCCACACCCCGGGTCGATAGGGGTCCCTCTTCATCTGGAAATCTATGGTGTTGTGGTCCCTCGGTTTCCATTTGAACATCGTCTCGTGGGTGCCCTTCTTCACCGGTTCGTACACCGGGGTGAACACGAGGCCGTCGACCCGTTGTTCCACCCGTGGGAGGTGCTCTCTCTGAAACGTCTCGAAATCGTTGAGGGCGTGGAATATTTTGAGACGAACCCTGTAGGGGTCAGATTTCATGGCGATGATCCTCTTGATGCACTGCTCGACGCTTCCGTACCGGTCGAGAAAGTGCATGTGTCCCACGGGTTGTCCACAGACGACGATGCCGTCGTACACCATGAAGACGCCACCGTCGCAGAGTTCGCCGTCGAGGATGGTCCCTTCGTACGCGTTCTTCGGGAGGTTCAGTCGCGTTTCGAACATGTGGAACGAACGGTTCACGAACACGGATACGTTTCGACCTTGCCACCGGGTGGCGACGAGCATGTACCGCTCCCCGTCGGTCTTCTCGCACACGACGTACACGTTCCGCTGAAGGGTCGGGAAATGTCTGCGTTCTATGGAGACGGGTTGGGGCCCTGGGAACCGGTCCCTCGAGTCCCACACCTGATGTATGTAGGAGATGACGTGTTGTTCCATATTACACGATTAACGCGGCGTCGCTTTATGCCGCGCGAACCCCCGCGGCATTCATGATGTTAGATACGCACTCGTGGGCGTAGGTGGCCACCACTTGTGCCGCGGTCCACGCGTATATTTTAACCCCATAGTCCTTTAATTTTTCAAACATCTTATCATAATTCGTCAACTTTGTGTCCCCCAGCTTCTTCTTCACCGTCTTGCACACCATCATCCAGCATCGGGGTTGGGTGGATTTCACGTGGTATAGGTCATCCTTAATTTTTTGACCCACCTCCGTGTCGAAGTGTAGGCCCATCTGGTGCACGGGCTCCTTGGAATCACTGAGCACTTTCTGTTTGAACATGTTCCAGTCGATGCCCTCCTTGGCGGCGGGGAACACGAGGCAGCCACACCCCTCGTGCGTTTCGAACACTTGTTCGATAGACTTTTCGTCCAAGTTGATTCCGAAATCGATGAACACTACGCGGTCGTACAGTTTCAGCAACTTTTGCACCGCCTCAGCCTTCTTGAAAGGGTCGTCGTTGCAGAACATGATTTCATTGGCCCACCCACGGCGAACGCAGTGAAGGTTCAACTTCATCACAGTGTGTAAAGTCTTGACATGGCACGCTTTTGAACGGGACACGAGAAGGGTGACGAGTTTCATTTATTAAAAAAACTAGTCTAAGCCTTAAGCCTATCTGCCATGCACGCACCGAAGGGGAGGTTGCCCACGTGCCCGAGGGTGGTTTGAATGTCGGCGTAGATTTTACCACCCATCTGTTGCCATCGTCGACAGAACGCGTAATCTTCGGACAAGTAGCGTCGGTTGTCGGGGTCAATCATGCAGTCGAACAGGGCGCAGTACGTGTCGAAGTCTCTGTTTTGGTGGTCGTTCATGCAGTCGAGTTCCTTGGCATAGTGCTCGTGCATCTTTTCGAAAGCCTCCCTCTTGATCATCATGAATCCCGTGGGTCCATCGAGGATTTCGATCATCCCATCTTCGACCGAACGACGTTGGGCGCCAAAATTGATGACGAGTGAACTGCTCAACATGGCCATGTCCCGGTCGTCGCCCTGTTTGATGGCTTCCTTGGCCTGGTCCCACATGACGACCTTCTTCGGGTAGCACGCGACGCTGATGTCCCTGTTCGCCTTGAGAAGGCGCACGACGGATTTGGGGTCGAAGTCGATGTCCGCGTCGATGAACAAGAAAAAGTCGCAATCCGTCTTTTGCATGAACCTGCCGACGGCGACGTTTCGGGCGCGGTGGACCAACGATTCGTTCTCGGTGGTGTCGAAATACATCTGCACCCCCTCGCGAATGAGTTCCATCTGGAGTTTAATCATCGACGCCATGTAGCGTTCGAGGCAGAGACCACCATAGCATGGAGTGGCAACAAAAAGTTTCATTACAATTTAAACGGCTTTCGCCTCTAAGTATTTTCGCACAATGGTTTCTATTTTATTGAGGGTGGGTACAGACACTGAACACTGTTTGCACACTTCCGTTTTTGGAATACTAGTGACAATCCATATAATAGCCGATGCAATGCTATTCGGTGTCTTGCTCATCAGCTCCGGACACGCCTCGATGTCTCTGCACATCTTGTTACACGCAATCCTGTGTTCCCTGGACACCTCGAACCCGTTGATGAGTCGGTTCATGACGTCCACGGGGCGCGTGGTGCCGCTGTCTTCGTTCGTGGTGAGGAGCACCTCCTTGAACATCTCCGCCGTCCGACTGATGTCTTTCGATTGGACGTTGAACATGTCGGCGATTTCCTTGGTCGTCCGGGGAAAGTTTGCGAGGCGACACGCGTACAACACGCAGTTCGCCTTGATGCCCAAACGAACGGCACCCCTGGTCAATTTTCGTTCACTGAAGGTTTTGTAGATCATCTTTGCGTCGCGGATCACGGTCTCCGGGAGGTTCGCGCACGCCTCTTCGATTTCTTTGTACGCGTGGTAGAGTCCCCTATCTTTGTGATTCATCGCCATGTGAAAGTTGATGGTGGCCATGCGTCGGTTCTTGTACGTCGACGAACCCCTGGACGTGCTTATCACGGTGCTCTTCCCCCACTGAGACGAGTACAGGTTGGGGTTCCCGTGGGCGTCCGCACCGCACCGCGCTGGGTCGGAGACTTTCCCATCTTCGGAGATGCCAGAGGTCCACTCCGCGGCGTCGGAGATGTACTTGTCGTCCACGAGACCGCACTCGGTGCACACCGGAAGACCCTCCGGGGCGATCACCTTGGTGCCCTTGCACTCCGCGCATTCATAGTTGTTCGTTGTGGTTTGTTCATCTT